AGTAGATTATGAAGCTGGTCCCAGTTGGGGCGAAATTAAATAGGAGGAACTATGGAAAAAATTAAATTACTTAGTCAAAAAATTTGGCTAGATTATAATCACTATATTATTGGTGCTGCAATAGGTCTTATTGTTGGAATAATATTATTCTAAATCTTAACTAACCTTAACAAGGGAGGATCTATGGGGAAATTAAAAAGACTCTGGATCAGATTTAAAGTGCATTTACTTAAAAGTTACTTTGAAATGAATGGGATATTACAAAAAAAGAAAAAATGATTGAAAAGTTAATGACGTTACTAGTAGGAATCTTACTGGCATTAGCTGGTTGGACTCTTACTAGAACGTTTGATCTCTCTACTAATCAGGCGGTACAACTGGATAAAGTTTCTAAGCTTGAAAGACAAGTAGAAAAATTAGAAGATAAGATGGACGATATGATGGATTCGGATGAAGACATTATGAAACAACACGAATTATTATTTAAAAAATTAGAACAAGGCAATACAGGATATAGTTATAACTAATGGGTAAACCTCTTAAAATTTCTGAAGAAGCAGCCGTGCAAATGCCGATGAAGACGGTAGCCTCACTGATCGCAATGGTCGCGATTGGAACCTGGGCATACTTCGGTATTATTGAAACGCAAAACAAAATTTCTACAACACTAGAACTGATGGAAAAAGATTTAACCGAGAATACAGAATTCCGGATCAAGTGGCCGCGGGGCCAACTTGGGTCGCTTCCCGCAGATAGCGAACAATTTATGATGATCGAAGATTTATACAAGACCACGGATAAGTTGAACAAACATATTGAGTCTATGGCTTTAAACAAAGTCAACATAGAATTTTTAACAAAACAAATGGACAAAGTTTTAACTGATATAGAAAAATTAAAAGACGCATCTAGAGAGATGAAATACACTAACGGAAATGGAGGTCATCAATGATCGAAACGGTGGTTGCCCTAATTATGTTTATGGGCGCAGAAATTAAGGAACACAGAATACAGCCTGAGGGAATGGCTCAATGCTTACGCGGAAAAAGACACGCGGAGCGTCAATATACGCCGAATATAACTTACAAATGCATTAAGAGCAAAGCTGAAACCGAAATTTATATGGGTGAAAAATCCATAAAAAAACTTATACTAGACTGATGAAATTAACAGCAGAAATAGTAAATGGTAAATGCCCTACGTGTGCTGAATTTACAATGTTAGTTGGTCTTACAAAAGAATTTTATAGATGTATGACGTGTGGTGCAGATCTACAACAACACGTTAACGGAAAAATAAGTTACTTACCAGCCCTTCAGGTACCTAAAGGTATGAAACCATTCGTGAGAGAGTGGAAAGAAGAAGCTGATGGCAAGGATTAAATTTACTAACTTTACACCGCGAGATAAGCCTCCGAAAAGACCAAGACGTCACAAGAAAAATTTATCAAAAAGCGAGAAAAGAAGTTTTAAAAAATACAATCGTCAGGGGCGATAATGAAAGAATTAATATTAGTCCTATACCTTTGTTCAGGCATAGCCAATACGTGTATGCCTCCATATCAATGGCCTGAAAGATTTGATGATTCTTTTACTTGTATGGTAAAGGGCTATGAAGAAGCTGCCAGCAAAACCAAAGAAATAGGCAGGCAAGAAGTTAATCAATATAAAATTTATATCAAATTTGACTGTATATTAGTAGATCCTATTGTTCCACCACCTAAACCTAAAGAACCTAAAATTACAACCTAGAATTGTCCTGTCTGTCCGTCCCAAGAAAGGGACGAACAAACAAAAGGTGTGAGAAGAGGTCACCAGAATATATTAAAAAAATAATACTTGCAAGCATTGTTTTTTTATTGTAAATTCCCATATATGAGAAGAACAATTAAAAGAAAGGAAACATATGGCAGATCCTGCTAAATATAAATCTCTATCAGTACCTAAAAAGGACTGGGAAGATCTTACTGTTCTTGCGCAAAAAACTAATAGGACTCGATCTAAAATGATCGGGCGTCTAATTAGATTTTTTAAAGATAACAAAGGTGCAAAAGTAAATGGAAAAGATAAAAGTAGCTAATCACAAATACATTTGTGATAAGTGTAATGGTAATGGTTATATCAGAATTTATGATATGATCGTTCAATGTGGTAAATGTAAGTCGGAAGGTGAAGTTCGATTAGAAGAGCCAACCCTTGAAGAGTTAGAAGAACTGGCTAAACAAGCGAGGCTACAATGACAAAAAACGTTGTAGCCAAAGACTTACGCACGCCTAAATATAAACAAAGAAAGGTAGAATCTAAAAAGAAATATAACAGAAAGAAAAAGAAAATATCTGGTTATTATTATGACTACGATGGAAGGGAACAAATTTTATATGAAGATGAAAGATAATGAATTAGCTTACATCGCTGGTCTATTTGATGGTGAAGGAAGCATTCATATTAAGAGAGCACCAGAAAAAAAGAAAAAACACAAAGGTAAACCAGGCTATCGGATGTCCAATAGTTTACGACTATCGATGGAAATTACGATGACAGATCAATCTGTGTTGATCTGGGTCCACCAAATTCTAGGTGTTGGAACCCTGACCAAGAAACCACGGAAAGGTAGACGTGTTGATGGGACCAAGTATTTAATGCAATACCGATGGCGTTGTACTTTTAGAGACGCGTTTTACGTGTGTTGTTTACTTTTCCCCTACGCCCATACTAAACTCTCTAAAATTCAACAAGTTATTAATCATTACACACAAGGTGATCATAAAATTATGAATGAAAAAGTTGTAAACCTACAAGATTATAGAGAATTGATGAATCTAGAATGAGCTGGTCTGAAACACAAAATCAAATGATTCACGAACTAAATGAAACAGTCTTTAGTAGAGATCCTATTAATAAAATTTTTGATCCTATGTCTCCCATAGATGTACATAATACAAACTATGTAATGGAGTTAAAGAATCGCGAAAAGTATAACCCACAAGATTTTGATGGCTCTTTAATTGAAAAATCTAAATATGATTATTTAAAGAGAAGTTGTGGAGATAAGATTCCTGGCTATGTTTGTAAGTTTAAAGATGGCTCTTACTGGGCCTGGAATTTAAACAAAGTTAATCCCGAGTGGTATGATAAGGATTTACCTTCTACTACGCATTTCGATAGAACTAATCTTAAATCTAAAAAAATTGGTGACCTTAAATTAAAAGATGGAGTAAAGTTAATATGAAACAAGAAGTAAAAAAACCTAGTTTATATATAGCGATGCCTTGTTATGACTCAGTTAAGATTCAAACGATGGTTTCTATGTGTAAGTTAGTGGCCGATCTAACGAGAGCCGACATTAAAGTAGACATCAACACCTTAAAATCTCCTTACGTTTCTTACGCAAGGAATATTTTAACGGCTCAGTTTATGAAATCTGATAAAGATTATTTATTATTCATAGACGCTGACGTAGAATTTGAACCTGAGTGTCCACTTCGAATGGTGGTTGCACAGAAAGATATAGTCTGTACTCCTTATAGAGTTAAGACCAATGATCCAAAGGTCGTAAGATATACGACTACGGTGCCCGATAATGACAACGTCAAAGTCTTGCCTGGTGGATTGGTTGAACTAACGCGTGGTCCTTCAGGTATGATGTTAATTCATAGAAGAGTCTTTGAAACTTTGATGAAGAACAGACCGGATCTTGAAATACAAGCCCACCAACACGTAGACTTATTCCCCGAAGGATTTAAAATTTTTTCTTTTTGGGATTGTGTCTTTAAGGATGGTAAGTGGACCGGGGATGACATTGCGTTTTGTAACTTGGCTACAGAGAATGGATTTAAATTATACGCAAACATAGAATCGGAGATGGTACATCACGGAGCGTATGGTTATAGAGGAAGGTTTGGCGACGGACTTATAAGTAAAAATGAAAAATAAACTTAGATCTAAAGGTCAAAAATATGATGGAAAATCAAGGGTTTCCAACGATTTGTATAGAAAAAATTGGGATGAAATTTTTAAAAAAAGAGTAATGGAAGGAGAAGATCCCTTTATGAAAGAACAAGATGAACTGAAGGAATCTTATGAACAATCTAAATTAAATAAAAAAGAAAGAGAAAAATTATTAAAGGAATTGGATGAACGAAATGGATTTTGAAGATAGAGGTGAAGGAGATTTAACTTTACAAATAGAAAAATTAAAGGAACGTATTGAAGAATTAAATAGAGATCGCGAGATATTAAAAAAAGAAATAGATAGACTTGCGGAAGAAAATAATAATCTTAGAATAATGATGGGAAAATTATAATGATACATAAAAATAATTACATCTATCCGAAAACGGTTAGGGAGGCGATAGAGGGTAAACGTCATTACGTTATAAAGACGGAGAAGTTACCGAGTGTTACGACTATCTTGTCAGCGACTGAATCTCCGGAGAAGACTGAAGCGTTAGCAAGGTGGCGCGCATCGAAGGGAGAGGAGATTGCGACGCGGATCGTGGATGAGTCTGCCGCAAGAGGTACAGCGATGCACAAGATATTAGAAAAATATATTTTAGAACAAGGCTACGTAGATTTAACAACTGTTGGACAGCAAGCACATAATATGGCTATCAGAGTAATTGAACAAGGACTTTGTAATGTTCCAGAATATTATGGAACAGAATGTACTTTGTATTACCCTGGGCTATACGCAGGTCAAACAGATTTAGTTGGTGTCCATAAAGGTAAAGACGCAATCATAGACTTCAAGCAAACAAACAAGCCAAAGAAAAGAGAATGGATTGAAGATTACTGTCTTCAGTTAGCAGCTTATGCAATGGCTCACAATTTTATTTATAGAACTCAAATAGATAAAGGTGTGATTATGATGTGCAGTAAAGATAACTTCTATCAAGAGTTTGTGGTTGAAGGGAAGGAATTCCAAAAATATAAACATAACTTTTTAAGGAGGGTGGATGAATACTATAAAACAAGACACAAAAAGACTGGATAATATAGCTAAAGCTTACTGGAGTACGTCTGGAGAAGTAAGAGAGATGTGGAAAAAGAAATGGTATGAGCTAATTAAAAAAATAGCTAATAAAATAGAAAGGAACTATCACTAATGAGTATGCGTGTAAGAGATTTGCAACAGTATCTGGGCAAATTTACAGAAAATCAAAAAGGTACAGCAATATCTAATTGTCATATATACATTGAAACTCACGATGGACATTTAGAAGAAATTAGAAAAATTGAAATACAAGAGAACAATATCATAGGCCATCCAGAACCAACACGGATGGTTTTAAAAAGTGAGAATATTAATAGATGGAGATCACTTACATATAAACAGAGTTAATGAATCCCGTCGGGAGTGGGGTGAAAGCGAGAGTGGAAGCCCCATAAAATTATGACAGACATAGTAACCTATCCAGATGTATTTTTAAGAACGGTGTCATCACCTGTTAAGTTTCCTTTAGATGATAAAACCGAAAGACTAATTAAATGGATGATTAAAATGATGTATAAAAACTACGGCATTGGCCTTGCAGCTGTGCAAGTAGGATACCAAAGCAGAATATTTGTAATGGATTGTACTAGAAGTGGTGATAACCCACAGGTATTTATTAATCCAAAAATACATAAAAAATCTAAAGAATCTATGATTGATGTTGAAGGGTGTTTATCTGCGCCTGGAAAAAGAGGAGAGGTAAGAAGGTACCTTAGAATTACTCTAAACTACCAAGATGAGAAAGGAGAGGAGCAAACAAAGACATTCTACAATATGGCAGCCAGATGCATACAGCACGAACTGGACCATTTGGATGGTAAATTGTGTATAGATTATGAAAAAGGTAAATATAGTCGGGACAAACATAAGTCCCAAACAATGGTCGAATTTGATTTTAGAGCTAAATCTGATACGTAAGCAGTGGGCACCATACGCTAAGATTGAAATTCAAGGCCTAGGAGTTAAGAAAATTATTAAAAACGGCACAACTATTAAGAAATACGACAGTGTGCCAAGATAAGTGGAATTTTTGCCCCTATGATTTTTTTTCGTCATAAGAAAAAACCTCTGGCACACTTGGCACACCCTTATTTTGACCTAGAAGTGTTGGTATTAGCGAATAATAGTGTGCCACGCCCCTTGGCACAGCTTGGCACAAATGGCGTATTTACTAGCTTTTTTGCAGTTTTGCCTTGGCACAGTCTGCTACTCGGCGCGCGCGACCTTTTTATTTTTCGCGAGAAAAAAATTGCCTAAAATCTCCCCTATAGTATAAGATGCCTATGCCAAAACGTCCGAAGAAATCTAAATACAAACACACTGTTATTAAAAATAAGAAATATTATTTTTATAAAATAACCTGGTCTGACATCACGGGGGATGCCGGGCACGCTACAGTAGAAGAGTTTGAAAAGTTTAAACCAAGTACAATGATTACTCAGGCTTATGTATTTAAAAAAGATCGTAAGAATCTTTGGACCTTTGCGTCTTATGAAGACGGTGATGAGTTATTTTCTGATAGAAATGTATATCCACTTGGATGTATAATTAAAATGGAAAAAATTAATGAAAAATAAAACCTTGACTAAGAATATGCCTAACGTAAAATGGAAGGCGATACCACCAGTACGTGGACCTAATCCATATGGTATTGTTAGGAGTAAAAATGAAAAACTTTCTAAGAGTAATAAAAAGCCATTCAAATCGAGTGTATAATCTCGTTAATGGTTTAATAAATAAACATCAAGGTGTTATTTTGCTGGCAATTCTATTTTGTCTAGCTCTACCTCATCAGGGGTAATATTAATCAACTCTTTGTTGTCGTCAAGGATTTTACGTAGCTTCTCTTTAATTTCATCGGCAGATAGATTGTCTACATTTCCTGTCATAATTAATTTTTGATCTACGTAGAGTCCCCCTGCTTTACCACGTGCAACTTCAGCATTGACTGCTGCAGACCACGCTCCCTTCTTTAAAGCCTCGTTTCTAATTTTAGCTAATTCTGTAATGTGTTTCTCAAAGTTAATACCATACTTTTCTTGCACCTCTGATCTTAACTCTCCAATGTATTTAGCAACTAAAGGATATACTCTAGGATTCCTAAGCTCTGATGCTGATTGTCTTGGTCGAGTTTTATAGCCGGCTTCATTAGCGCATTCTGCTGGGCTCATCTTCCCCTCATTATACACCAATAACTCTGCAAATTTCTTTTGTCTATCTGTAAGGATTGGAGTTCTTGTCATTCTTGACTTCTATCGTACAAATCTGTACAAGTCAATTGTGAGAATAATACTAATATTTATATTAATTTCTGGCTGTGTGAAGGACTACGATCTTAATCCTTTTACTACAGTTATGAAACAAATCTATAAGGCACAGTACGATGAAACCGGAGTCAAAACTTTGGCAACTAATAAAGAAAAAGACACCCAAAATACAATGGACTAGACTTGAATCTTGGGCTTCATTTGGAGTACCAGATTTGTTGGGATACAATGAAAACTGTGGTTTTTTTATGCTTGAAATGAAAGTCACAAGAGGGAAGAAAATACACTTTAGTCCACACCAAAAACTATTTCATTTAACTCGTCCGAAACGGAATTTCATCATAGCCCAAGACGCCGGTCTTGGCTCCATAAAACTTTATGAGAGTTCAGCGATCCTCGATCTGCTTGCAGACTATCCAGGCTCGCGGCCTGTGGCCATTGATGATTGGGATCATATTCAACGCTTGTTGATTCGCGCACCGCTTGACGCCTGAGGACTAGCTTGTAAGCTTGAGCCCTTCGGGCCCACCCGCCCCCCTACCTGGTCGCTTGCTCGCCAGCCGCTTGGTGGCTCGTTCTCTTTGTTGAGCTTGTCAACTAATTTTTTTAATTGGATCTTTGGGCCGGTCCCAGGCGTACGTCCTGCTTCTGCCGTCGCAGCTTGTAGACTAATAGCCTGGTCCCTATTGCGTAACCTAGCTAGCTTACGCAAATTTTTATAATAGTTTGGGTGCTTCCACATTTTAGTGTTTCCCGTATTGTATATTTTTAATTTCTTTATTCCAGCAATTTCTGCAATCTTTACATTGGCCGCCCTGATCCGGTGCTGGACACGTCCTGCTGCCTGGCGTTGTTGATACTGTCGACGTATGCGGCCAGCTCTTCACCGCTGGTTGATCAATCATTGTGCCAGAGAACCGGATCACCAGGTTTGAAGGCGCGCGGTCAATGTATTTCTTAGTCCACGCTTCGCGCGTTGGCATCCAGTGCTTAATGTCCGGTGTCCTCCTGCAAATTTCAAAAATTTTTGCAAGGTGTCTTA